TGCTTACCCTGTAAAGTCCATCAACCTCTTGAAAAACCCATGCTACCTTCATCGTTTGCCTCCATTCGTTAAGGTTTATATATTACCTAACAACCATTGCCTGGTTTGTCAAGAGTTTTTTTTTTTTTTCGACTGGTCGGTTATGCCGACCAGTCGAATCCATTGAGAATCACCCCCCGGAAATTTTCGAACATTTTCAGAGAGCATTCAAACCGGCCGGTTCTGTACCCGTCCGGCATGATCGCGTTACTGACCGGCGCACGGTAGACGGCGCCGTCGTGGGTGAAGAATTCAACAGTGCCAGCGCTACCACCAGCAAATGCCAGGTGCCCCTTGCTTTCGACAAACCCATTAACCTTCATGGCAACCTCCACAATCAGTGTTGAAAGATACCTCATATGTAAGCAAGACGCGTGCCAACATGTAAAGTGGCATTTTCCCTTGATTGCACAGCGCGTGCGACAGCGACTTTGGTTAGATTCAACCTGCGAATTTCGCGGTTTGTTGGGTATCTTACTCGTATATCTTTGAAATTGTTCACGGAATTAAGATTGGTTAAATTCAACCAACGCTGGTTTTATTTAACCAGTGTTTACTTAACCATGGGATATTAAACGTTTAGGCGCGTTCGCTTAATAAGCGGGCCGGGCATGGTTGCGCGCTTGCTGTAGCTTGTGGGTCTTTTCACGCTTTTGTTACGATTGTATGAGCGTTTAATTAAAATCCTTTAATAATATAATCTGAATGTGATTAGTATAGATTAGAGATTGCTAAAATACTATATAATTGGAATCATTAGATAATTCAATGTTTGACATATATTGATAATAATGGGCTGTGGAGGGTTGTGCCTCCACACTGTGGAGGGTTTTTTTGGAAACTGTCCACCAATAACCATCGGATTTTATTAACCATTTTCTTTTTTGTGGAGGGTGTGGAGGGTTTTCCCTAAAAACTTTCAAAATTTTTTTTTTTAAATTGTATACAATACGTTTGTAGGGTATATATAAGGGGAAACTATCCACAACCCTCCACAGCTCGGTAAAAATGAATAAATTCAATGGTTTATAGTGTGGAGGGTTTTCAAAAAACCCTCCGATAAAGTAGAACAGCTTTCTATTTTACAAAAAAGTGGCCATAAAAATGCAGCCCTGGAATTTCTCCCAGGGCTGCTTGTTACTGGTGAGTGTGTTGGTGGTTACTTAACCCAATCCGGTGGTACGCCAAACTTGGCCTTGATGCCCCTCTCGCCGGTGATTGTTAAACCAAAATATGCGTTAGTGTCCCTCCCTTTGCGTTTTTCAAACCTTTTACTGATGAGCCGCCCAAATGCGGTGACGCTTAATGGCCGCATTCCCTGTTCGGTCGCCCATGTGTGATACGTTTGATATAGCGCACCCGCCTGCACCGACAAGCCCTGACGAATGACGCAGCAGTCTTTCACAAACTGGCCGATGACGTCTTCCTCCTCGCGGTACGCTTCGACCGCTTCGACCACCACGTCCGGCGGCACCAGACCTTCACGTTGGTAAGCTAGGCACCCCTCGATACACCACCGCAGAATGCCTTCGGCTTCCGCTTCGAGCTTCTCTGGGAGCTTTTCGTCCGCTCTGTGTTCGTGTGATGCTATTGGCCGAGGCACGAACGATTGTGTGAACGGAATCAGTATGATACGTTCCCACAGCGCATAATCGTCTGCGTGCGCGTGGGGTTTGGTGTTGGTCAATAACCACAGCGTATGTGATGGAATGAATGATACCGCTGCCCTGGCATACGGTGCGCGGGCTGTAATTTCACCACCGCCGGTGAGACGCTTCACTTTTGCCGCTGACAGTCTGGCACCATCTTCAACCTCTGAACAGTACGCGATACGCAACCCTTGAAGCGCCACCGTGTCAGCGTCCGACGAACCGGACACAACGCCGTGTGTCCGATTGTCGATGAGTAACGCTTCGGCTCTGATAGGCGCCATGTAATGCTTACCGAGCGCGTGGTTAACGGCGAATATGAGCGTATCCTTGCCGTTACGGCCTTGGCCGTAGAGTATTACGAGCTTATGCTCGATTTGCCTGCCGATTAGTGACATACCGACGACACGTTGAAAGAACCTTATGAGCTTGGTATCATTAGCGAATATCTGGGTAAGTGCGCGCTCGAACAACGGACACTCAGCCGAGGGGTTGAACTCCGTTGGCGCCGTGTGTCGTATCATGTCTTCCGGCCGGCCGGGGCGTAGCTGGCCGGTGCGGAGGTCAACGACGCCGTTCTTGACCGCCAACAACCAAGGGTCATCTTCCCAGTCGTGGCCGGACGTTGTGAGTCCATATTCGGATGTATCCCCGGCTTGCTTTAGTACCTGAGTGCGGTATGGGTGCTTTTCAAGTGCTTTGGCTGCTTTACGCACCTCCTTGGCCAAGCTCTCCAGTTTGTTTCGTCCGGTTTCGCCTTTTGTTTGGGCTGCCTGCGCGCGGAGGCCATTGGCCGCTTCGACGTACATATCTTTCACGGTTTTAAGCAGCGACTGCACCTCGCCTGTCGTGTCCTCATGCCAGTGGTGGTTATCAAATACATACCACCTGCCGGCGTTGGTGTCGTAGACGATTCCCCCCTTGTAGAGTTTTGACAGCATCAGGCACACCCCCTCGTGGTTACATATGGCGTGTTTGACCACCTCATCTTTATCGATAGTTGCTCGGCCGGTGGCGGGCGTCGTGGCTGGGATTGTTATCGGTGCTGTCGCTCGCTGTCGCTCTCTACGACTTATTGATTCAACGACGGTCATTATCTCGCGCTCGTCCATCGGCGGGGTGCAGCGGGCCCCGAACGCGAGCGCTCGGTTAGTGACTTCCTGGTGAGATATTCCTCGGCTATATAACGACCCAACAAGACCGGCAAGGGTAGCGTTACGCTGGCCTGCGGGCGCGCCAGACGCCTCCAGTGCGTCCCAATCTACACCACCCGGTACATACCATTCATCTGCCGGTTGCGTGCATTCTGGTTGCCCTGTGAGCGCCTGGATGAGCTCTTGGGGGGCGTCGGCCAGCGGTACGTCGGTTATTGATAAGCCGTCAGCCCACCGGTATATGTGCCCCGAGGGGTGGATTGACGGAGGCGCGACGACTTGCCCACCCTTTCCGCGAACGTCGATACCTGGAAGAGGGCGAACCTTGGTTGTCGGGATACCGTCGAGCTTCGCCGACCATTTGAAATATAGGTGATACCCGTTGTTTGTGATTGCTATTGGGGTTTTTACTTTAAGCCACGGGTAATGGGTGAGGGCGTTCTTGTCGTCAACGTCAACGACGAGCAAGTTACTCTCGGGCCCGGTGGCGATCCCAAGGTTGTAGTCACCTTGGCCAAACCACCGTTCGATGATGTCTGGATTAGTGCTGGCCTGCGCCGGCCAATTTGATATTGCCGGAATTTTGTTTTTTGGTCGGATAGGGATCACTCGAATCCCTAATTGTGCAAGTGTAAGTGCTTGTTTTTTCATATAAAACCTCCTATTTTTAACGATTACGGTGCGCGGAGACGCCGAGCGCCGGGAAAAATACAAGTGGCTTAGATACTATAACTGGTGGTGAAATGTCAAGGAAAAAATGTTGTGGGTTGTAAAATAGTGTATGCAAGGGGTGTGCCAGAAGGTTAATTGAAAAAATACTTGACAGGTTGAAAAAATAATGGTATAATAGAGGTGATAAAAATAAAGAAATAGAAGATGTTCAATAAAATCAATGACTTACAGAACCGCGGTTTTTTGGGTATTTAGCCGGAAGCCAGAAAACAGTGTTTTTTGCCCCTCCTTTTTTTTGGCGAGATTCAGCCAACGTTGGCTATTCACAGCCAAAAAACTTGACTTGCGCTATAATCTATGCCGTGGGGATGGTGAGGAGGTGAAAAGTGGGAAAAATTACCAAAACCGACGGCAAGAAAAGGAAGCATACGACCCTCGCGGAGTGCGAGGATGCCTTGCGCGCGTCGGGCGGCTTCGTTACCCATGCTGCGGCGATGCTAGGGATATCATGGCCGGCGCTGTCTGAGCGCGTGAAAAAACATGCACGTCTCCAGAGAGTATTAGAAGAGGCGAGAGAACAGCACCTAGATCTGGCCGAGACGCAGCTAATCAGCTCGGTCGCCCAAGGCGAGGCCTGGGCGGTATGTTTTTTCCTGAAATGCAAGGGGAAGGGGAGGGGCTATATCGAGCGCCAACAGATTGATACAAATATAACCAATAAAGAACCTCTGATTATTAAGCGGGCCGGCAAATGCCAGAAGTAGAACTCACAGAGCCGCAGGAACGTTTTTTCGATCTTGAATGCCGCTTCCCATTATTTTGTGGTGGATATGGAAGCGGCAAGACAGAGGCGAAGTTGCTTAAAGCCCTTGCTGAAAAATTTGAAGAACCAGAAAGCCATATCGCCCTTTATGATCCAACCTATGATCTTGCCCGCTTAAATACCGTTCCAAGACTCTTGCACATACTCGACCAAATGCCTGTCAATTATCATTACGACAAGCAGGCCAATATCGTGAACATAGACAACTACGGCAAGTTTATCATCCGCACACTGGAAAATCCGGCCCGGATTGTTGGTTATGAGGTGTGGCGGTCCCATGTCGATGAGTTGGACACGTTGAAACCCGACAACGCGGAAGACGCCTGGAACAAGATTATTGCCAGGAACAGGCAACGGATTAAGTCTGGCGCTGATAATCGGGTAAGCGTCTATACCACGCCAGAGGGTTTTCGGTTTTGTTATAATCGATGGATTTTGAAAGGCGGCGAGGGTTATCAGTTCGTCCAGGCACCCACCAGAAGCAACCCGCACTTGCCGGAAGGCTATATTGAAAGTTTGAAGCGGACATACCCTGAAAATTTATTGTCTGCATACCTTGAGGGTCAGTTTGTCAACCTTACATCCGGCACAGTGTACGCTTCATTCGACCGCGCTCGCAATCATACAGATGTAGAAATCAAACCGCATGAGCCACTTTATATCGGTTGCGACTTCAACGTGACAAAACAAGCAGCAGTTGTGCATGTCATGCGTGGTGGCGTACCGCACGCGGTTGATGAGCTGGTTGATATGTACGACACACCGGCCATGATCGATACTATCAAGGAGCGCTATCCAGAGCACAGCATAACGATATATCCTGACGCGTCTGGAAAGAGCCGAAAAACCGTGAACGCATCAGAGTCGGACATATCGTTGCTCAGGCAGGCAGGGTTTAAAGTCAGAGCATATAACCGCAATCCGGCGGTAAAAGATCGTGTCGCGGCGGTTAATAATGTTTTCGAGAAAGGCCGGTATTTCGTCAATACCAATACGTGCAAAGAATATACCAGATGCCTTGAACAACTCACCTATGACAAAAACGGTCAACCAGATAAGGAAAGCGGGCTCGATCATATAACGGATGCCGCCGGATATTTCGTGGCCTATGAATATCCGATAGCAAGGCGCACTGCCATTGTTCAGCCGGTGTCTTTGTACTAACAGGAAAAATCATGCCTGAAAAAGATTACCTTGGTGTCGCCAGACCTTGCGAAGAGTATGAGGCCATGCTCCCAGACTGGGACATGGTTGATGCGCTTTACGGCGGCACACGTAAGATGCGCGAGGCTGGCGGCGCTTATCTGCCGAAATTCGAGGCTGAATCGCCGTTGGACTATAAGGTGAGACTTAACCAAGCAGTCCTATTCAACATGTATGCCAAAGCTTGTGAAGGTTTGGCTGGTAAGGCTTTTAAGAAGCCAATCGTTCTACAGGACGACGTACCTGACGACATCCGCGAGTGGGCGGAAAATATTGACCGCGAGAATCGAAATATCAATGTTTTCGCGAAGGACCTGTTTCTCGATGCTGTCCGGCGCGGGGTATCTCATTTCATGGTGGACTTTCCTCGTAGCACGGCGCTTACCCGCGAAGAGCAGCGGCGTAACGGCGAGCGGCCGTACTGGATACACATGCCGGCCCGGGAGATTATCGGTTGGCGAGAGGCAGTAGTTAACGGCCAACGTATTCTAACGCAATTGCGGCGATATCATACAATTAAAGTCCCAAATGGCGAATGGGACACAACGCAGGTTGAGCGGGTGACCGTCTACTGGCTGGAGAACCCGGAGGCCGGAGACCGTGCGACAGCGTATTACCAGGTATATGAGAGAAAGCAGGTAAACAACAATGGTCGTTTAGAGTTAGTCTGGATGCCTGCAGTAGACCAAGCTGGCAATGAGCTCGCGGGCCCGCTTGGCATATCGTATATTCCGCTGGTGTCGCTTTATACTAATCGCACAGGCTTCATGCAAGCCAGACCGCCGCTCATGGATCTGGCCTACAAGAACGTGGAGCATTGGCAGAGCAGTAGTGATCAACGGCATATTCTAAAATGGGCGCGGTTCGCGATCCCAGTCGCCATAGGGTGGACGGAAGATCAGGATTCACTTTTGTTTGGGCCTTCCAGTGTGGTTAAGATTACCAATCCTGATGGTGATTTCAAGTTCGCCGAACATTCGGGCGGTGCCATAGGTGTAGGGTTCCAAGACTTGGAAACACTAAAAGAAGAAATGGCCTACCTTGCGCTTGATCCAATGCTGCGTAAGCCGGGTAATGTTACCGCTACGGCCAGGGCTCTTGATGAAGCCAGTAGTAACAGCCAGCTTGAAACCTGGATGGACGAATTAAAAAACGCCATTGAAACCGGGTTGCAATACTCGGCTGAGCGAACTGGTGAAACAGCAGGTGGCAGCATCCAGGTGAACGAAGACTTTGCCATTCCGGTGGCGGATAACGACGCGCAGGTGGTGATCGAGGCATACCGGGATAAACTGATCCCGCGGAAGGTAGCCCTTGAAACATTGCAAAGGGTTATGCCAGTGTTAGGCGATACGCTTGAGAACTATGATATTGAGGATGTCATTGCAATGATCAACTCCGAAGCGCGAAGTAACCCGGCTTTTGATAGCTTACGGCGGACGCTGGAGCCAGGTGAATGACACCGTCTGACAAAATAGACCTGTACTATATCATCCGTAATATCAAATGGCGGTATAAGTTGGATAAATTCGAAGATCAAGCTTTGCGCGAAATCATGAAATCGGTCGGTCAGGCGCGGTATGAGATCATGTCCGAGCTTGATAATCGCTTTGGTAAAAGACCGAGGCCGTGGACGGACGCAAGAAACAAGGAACTGCTCGATGAACTGAATAAACTGACGGCTGGCATAAAAGATCAACTTGGTGAGGACGTCTCCGAAGTGGCACGCATAGCTTATGAGCAATCCCTTGATGAGCACAATCTCATTATGTCCATAGGCGGCCGAGCGGCGAATGTATCCATGGTTTTGTTAGTGGCACGCATAGCTTATGAGCAATCCCTTGATGAGCACAATCTCATTATGTCCATAGGCGGCCGAGCGGCGAATGTATCCATGGTTTCGTTGGCAGAAGAGCAGATACAGAATTTTTTAACAACGCCGATAGGCGGCATGTATCTCAATGATTGGGTGCAGCGAACATTCGATTACCCGCTCCAGGACAGGCTTAAAGAAGAGCTTGGCGCCGGGCTGTTTCGCGGTGAATCATATCCGAAATTGGCAAAACGAATAAATCAACTGTTAAGTGACGCAGCTAATAACGTGGATACGCTGGTGCGGTCATGGGTGCAGGCGGCCAATGTAAATGCACAGCATACGGTCGCACAACAGAACGAAGACGTTATCAAGGGGTGGCGGTGGGATGCAACGCTCGAGAACGGGAACTTCTCGCGGGGTCATGGCACTTGCTTACGATGTTTGGCGCTCGATGCACGTGATGAGGTATATCAGATGAATGGCGGCCCGCCGCTGCCGCTGCATCCGAATTGCCGCTGTGTCAGGCGATACGTAACAAAATCTTATCGAGAACTTGGTATATCGCTTGACGACTTAAATGACGCTGTAAGGCCATACACCACGCGCGGCAATATTGATCCAGTAACTGGAACAGTTAAGCGCGGCAAAACTGGTACTGGTGGTTTACCACTATTGTCGGCTGGCCGGATTGACGGCGGTATGGATGAGTTTTTCAAGAGTTTACCAGAACAGTTACAAAAGCAGACGTTGGGTACGAGGCGATATGAGTTGTGGAAAGACGGTCAAATTAAGCTGTATGATTTGGCTGATGAAAATGGAGATTTGAAGCTTGTCAAAGAGTTATAACCGCGCGGAGCGCAAAGATCGGGCCAGAGGCCCAAGAATAGGCAGAGCCTAAAGGGGGACGAAATGCCTTGGAAAAAGAACGATGATGGCATGTTGGCACTGGATAGTGATGGTTTTCCGATCCGGATTGATTCGGAGGGGAATGAATCATCGGTGAAGGATGATGGTATTGATTACTTACAACGGACTGTTGCTGAGTCGATCAGTAGGAAAAATAAACTGAAGGAACTCGAGCAGCAGCTGGAGAAGTATCAAGGCATTGATGATCCGGACAAAGCACGCGAGGCGTTGCAAACTGTGCAGAATCTGGAGGACAAAAAGCTCATTGATGCCGGTAAGGCGGAGGAGATGAAGCGGCAAATCCAGCAGCATTATGAGAGCAAGATGGCTGAGAAGGACAAAGAGCTTTCAAAGCGGGATGAGCAGATTCATCGGCTGGTTGTCTCCAATGCCTTCGCGAACTCGCGTGTGATCAATGACCAGACTATCCTGCCGCCAGATGTGGCTGAGGCGTATTTCGGCCGGCATTTTAAGGTTGAAGACGGCAAGGCGATCGCCTACGATCACGCCGGTAATCCGATTTACTCGCGCGAGAAACCAGGAGAACCAGCGCCATTCGACGAAGCGCTACAGGCGATCATCAGTCAGCATCCGCAAAAGGATCGCATCCTGAAGGCGGCGCCTGGCGGCAGTGGTGCGTCGTCTGGCAGCGGTACGCCTGCTGGAAGGACAGTAAGTCGCCAGCAGTTCGAGGCGATGGGGCATGGCGAGCGTATGGCGTTCGTCAAGGATGGCGGAAAAATCAACGATTGAATGAATGAGGTGTAAAAATGGCTAATACACTTACGGGTTTGATCCCCGTACTCTATGAGGCTTTGGATGTTGTTTCGCGGGAGCTTGTCGGTTTTATTCCTGCGGTAAGCCGAGACAGTTCGGCTGAGCGTGCGGCTGTCGGGCAGACGGTAAGGTCGCCTGTGGTTCCTGAGGTTGCGCTGGAGGATATTACTCCGGGTGATTTGCCTGCGGATAGCGGCGATGCGTCGATTGGTTATGTTGATATGTCTATCAGCCGGAGCAAGGCTGCACCTGTACGATGGACTGGTGAGGAGCAGCGAAGCGTTTCTCAGCAGTATGAGACCATCCAGCGAGACCGCTTCGCGCAGGCTATGCGTGCGCTTTGCAATGCGGTCGAGGCGGACGTGGCCAGCGTTTACCCCGGTGCGTCCCGTGCCTATGGTACTGCCGGCACAACGCCGTTTGCCGATCTTAGCGCGATGGCTGAGGTTCTTAAAATCCTCAAGGATAACGGCGCTCCGACCGATGCGCTCAAATGCGTATTTGATACCGCGGCCGGTGCGAATATGCGAAGCCTGACGCATTTGACGCACGTAAACGAGGCAGGAACAGACCGCACACTGCGCGATGGTGTATTGTTGGATATCCATGGGTTTGAGCTGCGGGAATCCGGACAGGTGAAAAGGCATACCGGTGGGACGGTGACCGACACAACCGTCACCGGCGCAGAGACGGTTGGTGCCACGGAAATTGGCGTGACTACCGCTGGTACCTCCGGTGCTGTATCGTTGACTGCCGGAGACGTTATTATTTTCGGAACGGGTGATGATAAGTATGTTGTCGCCGCTGATGTAACTGTTGGTGCTGGCACTACTGGCACGATCACCATTGCTGAGCCTGGGTTGCGGGTGGCGTTGACCGGCGGAGAAGACGTGGCTGTGAGTGCGGATTACACCGCCAACATGGCTTTCGCCCAATCTGCCATTCACTTGATCACCAGGGCCCCGGCCATGCCGGAGGGCGGCGATGCCGCTGTTGACGTGATTGAAATCACCGACCCGGTGTCCGGGCTGGCCTTCCAGGTCGCGCAGTATGAACAGTATCGGCGGGTGAAGTACGAAGTTGGCCTCGCCTGGGGCTATAAGCTCGTGAAACCTGAGCATGTTGCGTTACTGCTCGGATAACCATTGAGAGGCGGGGGCGTTAGCTCCCGCCTTATCCACCCGCACCGTAAAACCCGGTCCTTCAGGGAGGGAATTATGATCCGGATGAAATCACCGACGCCGAACCGGCGCGGCAAATATGAAGTTCACGACGTACCAAGCCGTCGTGTGGCGGCGTTAAAAGCGCAAGGTTGGATCGAGGTCCGGAATGAAGATGCTCTGTCTGATGAACCGGAGGATGAGCAGAAGAACGTTTCACCTGTGGAGGATATAGATGCGCCGGTGAAGCGTGGCCGCGGCAGCCAGCGCAAATACAAGGAGATTGATTGATGGCGCTGACACTCATCGTCGAAGACGGTAGAAGTTACAAGCGGATAGGCGGGAGGGATGAACGATGAATTTTGTAACGATGATTGCTCCCACAACTGATGCAGCTGATAGCAACAGTATTATTCTCACTGATGC